CCTTTATCAAGATTGATGACCTTGCAGTACTTACGAGCAAAGTATGCCGGATCGGCCATGCACTTCTTGTATTCCTCGATCTGAGGCTTATTGAAGTTCTGCTGAACGCCGTCGCGCTTGACTTGATTATTTCCAAGATATCCGAGACCGGCCTTAGATGGATCAAGTACTCGTTGCATCGATGATAGTAGTATTAGAAGAGAGTTGCTTCTGCAGATCGGCCGTTGTTCCTACAAAGACAGCAACATTGGTCGTGCCTTGTTTATCCTCTTCAGGTTTCTTGCCAACGATGAGCTCCTTGCGTTTCTTCTGCAGATTCATGAGCTTATCCGTCATGTCCGAAGTAGTCTGAAGCATTCCAGCCAAGACTTCATAGGCTCGCGGATGTTCAGCCTCGTCGGCCACCACGATCAGACGCTCGAGAGATTCCTCGGCTTTGTCGATCAGATTCTTTAACTTCTTACGAGAGTACTTATAATCCTCTTCAGAATCCGATACGAGTTCTTCCTTCTCGGGAGATGGAGTCAACTTGGCAGGAGGCGGAGGAGACGGAGGCATGACGGCTGGCAAATTATTCTCCAGCGCGGCGAGTATGTCTGCCTGTTTGTCCGAGCTCATGATATAGTATTTACTCTAGAATCCTTCCGTATCGATCGATGTAACAACCGTATAATTTAATGCCGTATCAGATGAAGATCCAACATGCACGTGCACATATTCAATTGGAGGATTGGCCGTATTCATCGAAGGCGTTAGACTTGTTTGTGTAAAACGAATCATGCCTTGAGTAGAAGGAGGAGCAGAGAATCTTACGCGCATTGTAAATTCAAGCGAATAGACAATAGTGCGGCGCGTCTCAAAGCTACCATCATAGTCATCTGACAGATTCACGGAGTTCAGAATGATCGGCACATTGACATTAATACCAGGTGCTTCTAGATCCTTGACCGCGACCGTATATTCCGGTTGAAACTCAGGAAGGATCTGCTCGAGTACCTGAAGCACATCATCTTGATTACGCCCATAGATGTTAAGCTGCATGCCAATCGTATATGGAACGGCTTGCCAAGTCGTACTGTAATGCAAAGTATCTGCCGCAATCGGAGCGCGATTCTTATTCAGACGATTTAACTTTATTTCCGCATCGTATTGAATCGACGTAATCTCAAATGACATGCGAGGGACCTTGATCGCGATCTTATCAGTCGAAAGATCAGGTTGTTGCGTGATGCGATCGAGGAACTTTTGCTTAGGTCCATAAGCGATCGGCACTCTCTCGACGTTCGAGATCTTATCATCCTCCGCTACACGGCCGATCGTGATATTATTGAAGAGCGTACCGAATACGGCGACGCACTTCTTAATAACCTGATTGTAATGATATGTCTGTGTCAGCATATACTAAGTATCATTCGTGTCGCCAAATGGATTAACCACCGTAAAGTCAATGATGTCATTCGCTCGAGATTGAATCGGATTATTCTGAATCGAGATATCTCCATCATTTAGAACGGCATCACCATCCGTAAGAGTGAGTACCTGTGTCAATCGACCGGATGCTGACGTTGTAGCGCCGGTTATTGTTACGGAATTTGTAAGAGGATGAATCGATCCATCCGTAAAGGTCAGATTCGAAAGCTGCAGATAGTTTGCTTTTATAGTATTGATTGATGATGTAAATGGCAAATATGTTGTTAGATTACGATTCACAACATAATTACTCAAGACCAATGGTCCAGACCACACGGTAGAAGTGATGGTTATATCATATTGCAAAGTCGTCGGTGACGTAGGATTGCTTCCACCATATACGATATGCAAGTAGTCTGAACTGGTCGTACTACTTGAATTGGCCGGCAGCGCTAAACTTTGCTTATAGATATGGCCATTTTTCGTATTAGAGAAGAATGAGTTTTGGCCTCCTTGATTATCACATGCCGCAATAGAAATCGTACCATCTGGTAGATCAATAGGACCTGCGTTATATAGACGAAAGTTGATGCCATTAACAGAAGAGATTGTGGTGGCACTACTCGTTAGGAATACTCCATAATACGCGGCCACTGATACGGTCGTAGGCTTAACTTGAAGATCCGTAATCTTAGCCTGACCAGTCGCACCACTTGGATATGTCAGCGTGACGTACTCATTCAGCGTAAAGGCAGATGATCCAGTATTATATGAGAACATCGCACGATATGACGAAGGTGTAGACATTTGATTTTGCACGGCATCAATCTGAGCATTGCCGGTGTTGAGATCCTCTCCGCGATACTCGAAGAGTTGCAGAGTCATCTTATAAACGGGCAGATTGTTTAGCTGATGGAACGGAGATTCAAGATCAACATACTTAATCTCGAAGAGACCATTAATTCCAGGAATGTAAATCAGATCACCTTCGGATGGACGATAGTTATTGTAGCCCTTATTCCACTTACCGATGCCTTGTTCCCAGCGACGACGAGAAACGGCGATCTTGAGCTGCTGACGAATCTCTAAGCCAAACTTAGACATCAAGATACCATCGCCTTCATATCCATCAATCGATTCGATATACATCTCAATGTCGAAGGCATTATCGAAGCGAGTCTCCGTATCTTCGTTCAATAACATGTCTTGTGATACGATGTTACGAGGAAGATACTGCATGTCGAAGCCATACACTTGAGCGGATTCTATGATAAGATCTTCATAGAGTTCTTTCTCGGACTTAACATTCTGTCCAAAGTATACGGAGCGAGGCATAGTATTATGTAGGACTTATCCCACGTAGAAGTCGACAGGCGTTTCCCACACACTGCGCACTTCAAGTTCAAGCTCTTTGATCTCTTCCTTAGCCTGCGCCATGAGTTCCGTGCCATCAATAGTTACGCCGCCAGGAAGGACCATGCCTTTGAATTTGAATAGATTCTGTGCCCAATTGCGCTTAATCAATGCCGTCGCATAGCGCTTAAGATACTGATCGTTATACACGGAAGTATAGTCATCGGGATTGATCGTCTGATAGCACTCAACGACAACCCACGATCCAACAGGAATACGCATTGACCAGTCACACTCGATCTCGAGACGTTGCATATGACGAGAGAAGATGATTCCTTGATCCATGCCATTCAGCACCATGTCAATCAATGAGAGATACTGACGAGTCATCTCGTAATTGATCAGATTACCCGGACGACGAAGATCGTAGAGATCATTTAGATGGAGCTGATAGTCAACCGAGAAGATACCTTGTGTTCCACCGGCCGCGCCGATAGGAAGGACTCGAAGAACGTAGATCAACTGATCGGGCAGAGTGATGTAACGATTGTTATAATCCGTCTGAGTAACCTGATGCTTATAGAAGTTACGAACAACACCATCAGAATGATAGTTCTGATAGAACTGAATAGCTTCATCGATGCGATCCGACACCTGATCGTCATCAATGTTGATCTCAATGACAGGAGAGCCGAGCGAACGAAAGCAGTAGTCGATCAGCGTCTGTCGTGAAGTAGGGTTGGCCATACCCTATATTTATACGATCTCCAGTTATGGAGTCGTAGACTTACGCCATCGATTCATCTGTGTAAAGTACGTCAGAGCCTGTGGAGAGATGATGTAATTGCCTCCTGCATATGGCCAGACGCCATAGTCAAAGGTGATTGGAGGATTGAACTTCTTACCATAGATCTCGATCAAAGCATTATAACGATCTCGAGCATGAGGTGTTATGATGCCTGCCGATCCTTCAAATGCAATGAAGCCGGAGTTCTGATTGGTACCATCCCAGCTCGCCTGAGAAGATAGAACGGTTCGAGGAGTGACCGTAGAGGTACATCCAGAGGTTACGACGAGTGATATCGTAAGGGCAATGAATACGGCCAACGAGATCAAAACGGCTCCGATGCCAGAGATGAGCCAATTATTCTGCGAGTTCTTTGCGTATCTCATTGACGTCTTTCTTGATAATAGCTTTGGCCGTCTGATCGATCATGTCGACTTCATGCTGAGCCTTCTCGGCCACCTTCACATCCGCAGAGTTCTTGAGAGCTGAGCGATTGATCGCCCATCCAAAGATATTCGAGATAGCCGAAACGATGGCGGAGAAGAAGTTCATTTGTTCGTGGCAGTTAGATCATAGGCCTGACGCAGACCCTGAGAGAGACCTAGGAGCACTGGCACGGTATAGGGAGAATAGCCATCAAGCTTATTCACGACCAGAGTACCAAAGTAATCCGAATAAAGTTGAACGGCATCGTTCATATTATCGAGGGCAATAGGATCCGTCGTAATGTCGGACAGACATGCCTTGATGTTCTCGGGAGTCGTGTTACCCGAGGCGAGTGCCACGCCAATAGCCGTCGCTGCCGCTTGAAAGTAAGGACGCAGTTCAGGTTTCTTATTGATGGCCGCGATCGCACCGAGCTTAGCCGCGATGCGCACGGCATCGGAGGTAGCCTTAGGATTGACCGTCACGCCACCCACGGCAACGACGCCAGAAGGATTAGCAGGAGTAACGCAGCCGGTGATCGTGATGGTTAGCGCGAGCAGAGCCGCGAGGATGAATGTAGTCTTTTTCATAAAATTATTTAGGCGCCTGATCAAACGTCTCTGGAGGCAGAGGACTCTGACGAAGATAGAACGCGGCTGACAGGAATCCAGAGAATACGAAGTTAATGAGCATGAGGCCGAACAGGTGACCGATGCCAGAAGCATTTGCCAGATTGAACTTATCTGGGGCAAATCCCATGCTAGCCACGCCAGACACAATAGCCTGTGATCCGCCACCAATGACGGCCGCTCCGAGTCCATAGAACCACTTTTGAGTTGTAGTCTTCATGACTACTATTTATATTTTACGATCAATGGCTAAGAATTTCTTCACGCTCGGCAAGAGTGAGAGCTCGATTCCATATGATTAGCTTCTGTGAAGCGGATCGACCAGGTATACCGATTTTAACAGGCAATGATGTGTTCAATGGACCAATAAGACTATTAGGCCATGTCGGATCATCAAAGGTGTAGCTATTAACTTGATTTGTATCCATAGTCATAATGTATGTCGGATATGCTCCAACCAGATTTGAAACTGAAGCCGTATTATCCCAGCTGATAATTAACCAATGAAGTGCCCCATTAGTTGGCCATGGAAAATCTGCATAGACACCACCTGTATAGTATTGATTATCATATCCATTAGCCGTAGACATATATGCAGGAAAACGTTGTCCACCTCCGGTATATACCCAAAGATTGTTGGCCAATGTAATTCCTCCCCAATTACCATAAGCTGTATCATTTCCGTTTGTTATTGTTGTAAGTAAATATGTCATCTCCGGAGCATAATTAGGTGGAGGATATGCACACTTAAACGCAACTGTACCTTTTAAGAGCCAGTTCGTAGAACTGACAGGAGCAGTCCAAAAGCCATAATAGTTTGTAGGAGGATCACTATCAAAATTCCACCAATCAATATTTGTGCCAATCATTATCTTATCATAGAAATTGCCGGCAAGATAGTAACTTGATTCAACAGATGCATCCGTAATATACATATCTGCATTTGTGCCAAGCGATCCAGCATTGAGCAATCGACTAGGTGTAACCAATGAATTATCCGTGCTATCGATAAACATTAGAATGCTATCGGACTGAGGATATCCAGAGATCGGTGATGTGTGACATTGTTCACGGATGCTGCAAGTAAGACAGGATCATTATATGTAAGCACCTGTGCCTGTACCAACGTACAGCATAGACTCATTAAGAATATAAAGTACTTCATTGCTCGATTACGTTGATGTAATTAGTACGGGCATTGGCTCTTACCCAGATAGAGAACATAGCCTGTTTCGCCGCAGGAACAGAAAGAGAATTAGTTGTTGACGATCCAACAGCATTTCCTGCACCAGTCCAAGATATAGTAATTGCACCGCCAGTTGAATTACTCACGGTGAGTGTAGCCCAATTTATTTTGTTAGCCACTCCTCCAGTGATACCTGTGATCGCGCAGCTCGTAGAAGATGAATAGAGATAATCAATATTTGTTGCAGCTAGAGAATTGGTCGGACCAGACCAAGCGACGATCGATCGAGACACATTATATTCAGGAATGTTTGTGATGGCCGATGCGATTATGTAGTTCGAAGGATTAGAATTTAAATAGAAAGCCGTTGCATTCGAATAGGCAGCCGTTCCAATTCCATTTGTAGCTGCATTGACATAGTTTGTCGTAGCCAATCCATTTGTGATGGAACTGGTAACTAGACCATTAGTCGCACCATTGACATAGTTTGTAGTCGCCAATCCATTTGTGATAGAAGATGTCACCAATCCATTCGTGACTGCATTGACATAATTGGTTGTCGCTAGACCATTGGTAACGGCTGCTGTTACATAGTTCGACGGATTTGAATTCAGATAGAAAGCCGTTACATTTGAATAAGCGGCAGTTCCTAGGCCAGTCAGATTAGTAGCCGCGATGTTGAACAATCCGACACCATCGCCAAACACCACTGAATCGAGAATGTATAGCTTACCGACATAGGTATTACCATTCGTTGCACTATACACATTTCCACTCGTGCCTTTGACGCCGATCGTATTTTTACCAGCCGTCGCAATCTCTACATTACCACCATTTCCAGCAAAATTCACATCCGTATTTCCACCATTTGCTATCCTTACGATACCTCCATTACCACCACCATACGTGCCATTAGTACCGTTGGCCACACTAACAGTTCCACCGGCTCCACCAAAAATGGCCGCACCACCATCAGCGATTATAGTTGTACCACCATTTCCTCCAGTCGCCAATGCTCCTGAAGCAGACTGACCGCGTGAGATGCTAACATCGCCGCCATTACCTCCATTTCCATTCTCAGCACCGGAAGCAGAACCACCAGATGAGATTGAGATAGCATTACCGGTACCAGCAGGAGATGAGCCGCGATTGATGCCATTTGTAATATTAAGATGATTAACATTTGTAGCCGCCGCGATCGTGGCATTCACAAAGTTAGTAGTAGCTAATCCATTAGTGATGGTAGCCGTGATTAGATTCGACGAAGCAATGATTGAAGCAACAGCATTGGTTGTCGTATATCCAAATGCGAGTACGTAGTTCGTCGTAGCCAATCCATTTGTAATCGATGCCGTGATGAGACTATTAGTCGCTGAGACGATCAGATTGGTCGTAATAATTAGATTCGCCGTATTCGTAGCCGAGATCTGAGTTAGAACGAAGTTGGTTGTCGCGCCATAGGTCAGAGCAACCGCATTGACATAATTGGTCGTGGCTAAGCCGTTTGTCACCGCCGCCGTAACGAATCCATTTGTTGCTGATTGAATCGCAGAGCTAACAAAGTTCGTAGATGCCAACTGATTCGTAGATGCCACTATCAGATTAGTCGTGATTACTAAGTTGGCCGCGTTGGTAGTCGAGATAGAGGTATTGACGTAGTTAGTCGTAGCCAGACCATTCGTAATCGAAGCTACGGCCGTACGAACATATACATCCGCCGCCGCGACCAGATTGGTCGTGTACGGATTCATCTGAACTGGTGCCACACCGGCATATCCAGTCAGAATGCAAAAGGTGGCAAAGAGAATTGAGGCAAAGAACTTCTTCATGTTATACGAGTTGTTTCCACTGACCAGCCGCAACGGCCCAGAGTGTAGAGTCCGTGTTGTTAATGTAAAGTTGACCTGCCGTCGTTGGCAAGCCCAGAGAGATCGGACTACCACTGCCATTCAGCACGGTAGTCGCAAGATTGGTGGCTACGGAGACCTTGGCGGCCGTTCCGAGAGTGACTACTCTGGCCGTAGCAGTGGCCAGAGATTGAACGATGGAGGTAACATTGGTCGGCATGATCCTATTTATTCAGATCATGCCGACCGTTATTGAAAGCTATTACTAACGAATCGGACGAAGATTGACTTGAACCGTGAAGGTATTGTCGGGGAGATGAATCACATTGATGTTCTGCAGATTGGTCGAGGAGATCAGACCATCGGCCTGAATGCCTGCGCCTTGCACGAGCTGAATGATTCCATCCATCTGCTCGGCCGTGAGCTTCAGAGGAGCCACACGAATAATCGTATTGGTGACCAGAGTCAGAGACGGAGGAGTCGAGTTGGTGTTGTTATCCTGGGACAGAGCGGAGCTCAGAGTAACCAGGCCGATAGCCGCGATGAGAATCAGTTTCTTCATAGTAGTTTATTTATTAAAAATAAAGATGGTATGTTTCATAAAAGTTTAGCGGCGAAATACCAGAAAGGCATATGTAAAACTAAAGCTTGCTTGAGGTGGCGTCGATGCTCTTATCGTTGTAATCGGATTCGCTCATAACTATTTGAGTTTAATGTTCACGATAAAATGTCCGTCTTGCTCATACAAATACACGGACGAAAGATTGCTGGAAGTAATAGGGACGCTGGCCGTAACGCCACCCGCTTGCACGGCGGCAATGATTCCAGCCATCTGTTCGGGTGAAAGCGTGATAGGTTCCACCGTGGTGACGGTCTGGGTGGTCACGGTGATGGACGGAAGCGGCTGCGGTTCGGCTGGCTCCGTTAATGCTGATTTAACAACGGGCGTGGATGGCTTTGGCAAAACTGGCTCAATTATAGGTTGAATTAATTCAACAACAATATTTGTAGACGTGTTTTGTGCGTAAAGGTTTAAAGCTGCAAAGAAAAAAAGAATAGTAACAAATTTCATAATATTTATCTATAAACGTAAACTTCAATAAACCGATTGTTAAATTGGCCGTCAGTAAATCCGCCAACATTAATATAAGCACCGCCAGTTCCGTAACCGCCAGTTGCGCTGTTGCTTACCGCTAAAGCATCTCCAGCGTTAAGATTGTAATTTGCGCCAACTTGAATATTAACAATAGTTTTTCCAATCGGAAAATTAGTAAAATAATTATTAGTGCAAAAAGCTCTGTAATTTCCAGCAGCTTGTCTTATCCAGGTTACGTTTGTCATTGATTGATACAATACGTTTGGCACAGGGGCGGCAGTTCCTGTTTGAGCAACAGTAGCACGATAAATATATACAGCCGGATTAGTTGGAATAAATCCCACATTATTAACTACGCTAGGCGCAAAATCATTAG